GACCTCACTCTGTCACAAGGTTGGAATAACCTGAGTATTTCTGAAAGGAAGAAGCTGGAAATAGTTCTTCGCAGAGGTATCTCTGAAGGTTTGGATGAGAAAGGGCTTGTAAAACTTATCCGTAACGAGAAGATTTTCAACATAACTCGTACACAAGCTTTCGGATTGGCACGTACTGCCATGACTTCTGTGTATGCCCAAGCAGACCAGGAAGTCTATATTGCAAATAAAAATGCACTCCAAGGGTACCAGTACATCGCTGTATTGGATTCACGAACTTCTGACATCTGTGCTTCAAGGAATGGTAAGATTTTTCCGATTGGTGACTACAAACACTTACCACCCGCCCACTGGCACTGTCGCAGTACAACAATCCCGATTGTCAAGAAGTATAGCGACTTGGCAACACTTGAAGGTATAGCACAAATTCGCAAGAGAAACTTGCAAGGTCTCACGCCTGAGCAAGTGAAGATGTTCGATGGGATGACCCCTCTTAAGGAGTCGTATCAAGAATGGCTTATGAAACAGCCACAAGAGATTCAACTTAAGCATATAGGCGATATGAATAAAGTAGAGGCCTTCCAATCGGGGCTTCTGACACTTGATCGTTTCCAAGAGAATGGTAGATCTATTGGCATTCGTGAGCTGAGAGCTATGACTGATGCTGACGGTGGCCTCCCTGGAGATACCCGTCGATTTGTTTTCGCCAAGCAAAAACTTGACAGTATCAAGCTTGGTGCAGCGACTCCTGAAGAGATTTACGAAAGCAAAGAAATAAGAAAAGCTCTTCGCGATTACTACCTACTCCAGGCGGGCGAACTTGACGGTATATTGAGTTACACGAACTATCGCGGTCTCTTGATTAGCACGAAGAAGAACATGCGTAGGCGTGTACTGAACTCCCTACCCACTGAAGATCAGCTCAAATTCAACCCTATCACTGGTCGATATGAGGATGTACGTGTATATCAGCCGATGCCTGCTGTGCTTGAGAACAATCTCAGACTTGTGAGAGAGTCCACAGACCTTAAACCAGTTGATAAGACTTTCATCGAAGACTTCATTCGGAGTCTTGACAATAAGATGTCTATTAATGAGAGAGCTGCGGTAACAGATAATCTTCGTGTCACAATCACTCGTTTCAGAAAAGAAGGTAAGCCTTGGACTAACTTAAAGGCTGTTCTAAACAATCAGATCAAATTTGATGTGATGAACGTCTCCGACTATATTGAAACTCAATTACGTCGAGATTCAAACCTTCTGAGTAAGCTTTCAAAGGATGAATATTTTGATCCGATGCTTGGCGCGCAAAGTTTGGACAAGCTTCATGATGAGTTCATTGACAACATCTTTAAGATGCGTGAATGGGAATATAAGCAGTTACCTAAGATTGGGCGGAAACTGCGCAATATCCTAGATCATAAGATTCCATTAAAGCTTAGAGCGCGCCTCGATGATAATGACCTGGAGGACTTCTATCTGAAATTTGCAAAGCTACTAGCAGCAGCTGACTCTCCTGACAGAGATCAAGTCGCTATTACATTAGGAAGATCCCTCTATAACAGTGCGAATTACCGCGGCGACCGAAACAAATGGTACCAACTTGGTGTTAAACTACTTGATGACGCGAAATCAAAAGGCTTCTATGAGTTGGAGACCTTCGGTGTACAAAAGCGTCGGATGAAGAGTCGTATCGGTGGTCGATACTTTGGTCCATACTATGACACATTCTCTGTGAACCTTAGAATTGTGGATAAGAGTATCCTTGAATATGCAAGGCTTCGAAGAGCTGTTGATGTCGGTCTGCGAATACCTGCAGTAGATCGGAAGAAGCGGTTATATATTCGTCCAGGTTTTAAGACATACTTCGACTATCGTAATAGAGACACCGGAATTCCTGTGGTATCTGATGATGCTGTTAGATATTTCCCAGTGAGTGTCATTGATGACGATATGAGTAAGGCCCTTAATTGGGCACATAACTCAGAATTCAAAATTGACCAAGACTTCTTCCGCTTCATTGAGAAGCTACTGTACTTTAAAGATGACAAAGGTAAAGCTGCTTACTATGATGATCTTAATCATTATCGTAAGTACATCATATCACGCGGCGATAGCTATGAACGTTTCAAAGCGATGCAGTGGCTTACGAAGACTGATAAAGCTTTCAGCAACACACCCTTCCTTGACCACCGGGGACGTATCTATGATCGTGGTTTGATCGGTCCTCAATCAGGTGAGGCATTTCGACCGTTCCTGAACACAGCTATTCCACGTGATTTCTCTGAAGCCGCGTTTTATAACTTGCAAGACCAAATTGGAAGCTTCTTAGGAGGCCTCTCTGACAAGCTTGAGGGCAACTACAATTCACTCACTGTATTAGGTCGACAAAAGATCGCTGAGAAGTGGCGCAATGATCTTATCAAAATAGGTGATCACATGCGTCGTGGCAAGCCTAATGATATAAGGGCTATCCTTGAATCCGAATTCCTTCAAGAAATTGATGGTGAAGAGCAAGGAAAGGCTTTAAGGTTTGCTATTGAGTTATCCAAGATCAATGAGTTTTTAGGTGGTGACTTCTCTAAGCGTAATCTTGTTAGATTAAAGAACTACAGGATCGCTCTTGCGCTTGAGCAGGATGCGTCGTCCTCTGGCGCTCAGATTATTGCTCTCACAACTCGTAATAAGCAACTTGCGCAGTTATCAAATGTAGTACCGACTAACCAGAAGCGAAGACTTTATGATGAGATTGCAGCAGCTACATTCGACGATCCGCGTTTCAAAGAGCTCAATAAAAAGCTGGGCTTAACTGAAAAGGATTTGAGAAAAGCTGCCAAGGCTCAAAATATGGTAAGTTTCTACGGGGCAGGTGAGCGCACAGCTATTATGAATGTCGAAGGGAAGCTTGCGAAAGCCCTTTCGAAGGATGATGGTAAACTAGTCGTGAAAGCTGCTGAGCGTGATGCTGTGCTTGATCAAATCAGCGCGCGTATGGCTAGATACAAGGGAGTGGACGATGAGTTGTATGATGAACTCTTCTCCCTCAGACAAGATGTGAAAGATATCTTCAATAAGGGCTTGAAGCCCGGAGATGATATCATGGAGCAATTGTACTTCCTGGACCCAACCACACGTGAGTTTGTTGAGAAACTAACTCGTCAGTATGATCAAGTTGTCTCTCCTGATGACTTTCAGCTGATAGCTAAGATTATGAGTGAGAACCTGCAGGCTCAAGTACCTATTCTGAAGGACTTCACTCGCTTCTTTGGACGACTCGCTGAGGACTACCTAACTAATGCTAAGCCTAGTGAGGCTAGCCTTGACTGGAAAGCAATTGCGAAAGAAACTGTAAGAGGTTCTCGGTACTACGGAAAGAAGCCACCAAAACGTCTTGCAGAGATCTTGGGTATGGACCCAAATGAAACACTCACTGAGAAAGTCTTAAAACGCTTCTCTTGGTGGAATCCTGAAAGTACTTTCTCAGACCTCTTGTTTGGTGTAAGGAAAGCTGACTTCCGCAGAACTGGAGTCAAGAAAAAGCTTCTTGAGCTAGAGTATCCTGTACTTAAAGGTCTCACTACAGATAGTAACAGTGTAAAACTCTTTGAGTGGTCTTTTGGTTTCCCGAATAAGTTGCCTAAAGATTGGACCCAACTACCTTGGGTTAACTTTGACGGTAAAGTATTAGAACAGTCTTTCACTCAAGTCTTTGAGGAAAGACTCCGATATAAAGATGCAGATGGTAAATGGGTAACAAATATCATCCAAGTCAATCAGAAGACTGATCCTACATGGTGGGATGAGCTTCTTAACAAATCAAATAAGATCAATGATATCGTAGACGTCCAGAAAGCCAGAACTGCCTATCCAGTTAATGGAAACCACTCTAATGATGCCACACTTGTGAAACAGTTTCACTTGTGGGGTTTTCATACAGGTATTCAGACTGCTACGATTCATGATGCGTTCTTTACCAATGCTGGTGATTTGCTTGAGGCTAAGAAAGCCCTAAGAAAAATCTATGCCAATGCTGTGGAGAAGAACACAATAAAAAGGACTCTAGATGAAATGCGCTCTAGAGGACTGCCTGAAGAGTTGTACCAAAAGTATTTGAATGAAGCCATTGATGTTGGTCTAATTCCTGTTGTTGGACGCTCCAAGGTAGGTGGTAAGGTGCTTACAGAAGATGATATTCTGAAAGCATCTGACATCTTAGAAGAAATCCCTGAAACCTTCGATACTAACCGTTCATGGTATGGTATTGGGGGATAAGTGAGTTGTACTCAACCAATCAATGAGCTGTGCTCGGAGAATTGCAATGCCGAAAGAAGATGAAAATCTGAATCCTGATGATGACGATATCAAGAACAAAGACAATAACGAAGGGGATGATACTAAGGATGATGACGATGATGATATCATTCCTGACAACATCCCGAAAGATATTGTTGAAAAAGTTGTTGAGAAGCGCCTGAAAAAGATCAAGGAAAAACTTGATGGCGCTTTCAAGAAGCGTGATGAAGCTCTGCGTCGCGCTGCCGAACTCGAGCAAAAGGTACGTGAAGCGGAGGTTGAGCGTCTGAAAGCTGCTGGTAGGGAGCGTGAGGCCCTTGAACTTCAACTTGAAGAGGTAAAGGCTCGTGCGGAAGCCGCTGAAAAGCGTAACACTGAGTTGGCAAGAGACATGCAAGTTCGTAACGCGTTGTCGAATTTCCAATTTAGGAACACGAAAGCAGTTGAAATCGCTTACCGTGACATCGTCGAAAACCTCGTGAAGAATGAGGCAGGCATCTGGGTTAATAAAGACGGTTCTTCGCTCGAAAGTACCGTTAAGGCTTTCTGCGAAGACCCTGATAATGCTTTCTTAATGAAGCCGAAACAAAATAGTGGAGGTGGTACTTCCAGTCCTGCTGGTGGTGTCCCTCAAGACAAACCGAAAAGCCTCCTTAGTATGTCAAATGACGAAATCATTCGGCTAGCCAAGGAGGGAAAACTGAAGAGGTAATTCCGAATGCCTATTACTAATCTCGCTGGTGTTGAAAACTATGTGCTTGAGGCTTCTATCTCTGCTCTGAGTGATGAAGCTTACACTACCGCAAAGAAGCTCTCGGGTACTGGTCTTGTTGGTAGGAACGACAAGATCGACACCAAAACCGAAACGTTCATCGGCCAAATCCGTTGGGAAAAGCCGCTGAACCCAACTGTCAACGTTGCGTCTCTGACTGACCCGACTGATGGTACCAAGACTGGTACTGCACAAGACTACCTGCGTTATATTAAGACTGTCCGTACTCATGGTTCGGGTCAAGTCAATATGGCAAAGGTTGTTACGCAGCAGGATGGTCTGGCTAAGATCGCTCGCGATTTCGCCAATACTAAGGCGCAAGATGAGCACAATGCTCTGCTGAGTATTCTGAAGGGTGTAGCCATTGCTGAAGCCCTGTATGGCGCTGGTGCTGCTTCAGGCCAAGCTGGTCTGGGTGGTCAGACGTTTGACAATGACCCGTCGGACAAGCGTTATGGCTTCTACGTCGATCTGGGTACGTCTAAGCTCGTAACGGATGCCACTGCTTCGTCTCAGGGTGCGCAACGTGCTGAAGGCTTCCTGCAGGCGCTTGGTAAGGCTTACAAGGACTATGAGCCGGAATATGCTTACCTGATCTGCTCGCCGGAAATCATGGCTTCCCTGCGTTCGGCTAACCTGGTGGACTCGGATCGTGTTGTTGATGGTAACCTCATGTTCAACACTATCTTCCAAGGTAAGTTCCGTCTGATTCAGACTCGTGCTTCTCAAGGTCTCACGGCCGCCGAGCGCGCGAAGCTGAACACCGGTGCTGGTGTCGACATCGTTGGTGCTAAGA